ACCAGGATAGTTGAATTCTCTATCAACTAAAATGGTTTGCCAAAGAGTACTTAGTTCTTCTCCGAAAAGTATTTCCAAGACTTTTCTTTGAAGATCTACCGGCATTCTGTCTGTTGCGGCTTTAAGGTCGTAACAATTCAGTTTACCTGTTCTGGTATATTTCCTCACCCTTTTCGCAAGAACTGGATGAGAAAATGTACCATCACATGGAAACCTCTTCAAGATATTCATAAGATAATCATGAAGAGGCTTTAGTACTGTTTGGGTCCAAATGTCTGGAATGGCAACTGTTCTTGTCTTCCCACCCCCTTCTTGAAGGAAGTGGAGTCGACCTGTAACGGTTGTTATCTTTTCATCTGGATCTCTATCGAGCAAAGTAGCATCATAAAGTTTTGTCCATTTATTAAAAGCAGAATCAGTAAATACTAATTTTGCAATTTTTATCTGAACATCTCTTAATGATGTTTCTTGACAAGCTATAGCATCCTTTACACTCGTATATCCTATCGCATTCGGGCCATTGGCCCCTGCTTTAGGAGTTACGAATAAAGGATTTTGGGCAGAATTGAGTTTGAATGGCATTATTTTCCTAATTTTGAGAAAATCTCTAAATTGGTAAGCAATGTCATCTATCAATTCTGAATAGCGACTTGTATGAGATACAGGATTCACTCGAGTTATGGTGGAAACGTCATAACTAACTGGAGCCTTTAAATGTTTGTAGTAATTACAAATAGTTAAAAGTCCCTGTTTGAATCTCATATCCTTCATAAGCATCCTTAATGGTGTTTTGACTCCCTTGATCAGGAAGGCAGGACATCCATTTCGGAGTTTTGTCCACATAACTTTGTGTTCAAAAGTTGTGCCTTGATACATACAACTTTGTTGTATATACCTCAGCACTTCCTTATGAAAAATAATTGTCTGGTTCACACCATGGTTACTAATCATGGTTTCAATGTGAGTTAGATAATTATCACATATAAGCCGAAGAGTTTGATCTTTGTAAATAGAACGAAAGTTTTGTTTATAGAATTCAGATTCTTTGCTTTTAAATTTCATCGTTTAAATATGATGATCTTTGTAAAGATTCGCTTTCCCAAACTAATAAAAGATTGGTGCCAAGAACCCCCATCAGGAGATCAGCCTGGTGGGACATAAGTTTGAG